TGTCTAAGGTAACGTTAGTACCTGTAGCCACTAGGCGGTGTGCATGCCCGTTAACGTCGTTGCCGTCGGCAGCTGTCTGTCCAGCATTCAGAGTTGCTAGAGCACGAGTCTCAATAAACTCTTGTAACGCACGAGTTGATTCCTGTGCGCGAGCTGATAACAGCTGTTCGATTTGTGCGCCATCTTGACGCATAACGTCAGATACATACCACGCATCACCGGGGTAATCGGTAATAGTAAGTGTTACCTCACCAGTATCGATTGGGTTATAAATTAATGGAACGTTCTCCGCTACTTCCTGAATGGTTGCTTCACCGATAGTTTTAATATGCAGTGTAGTTCCCGCAGGGAAGTCAGATACATTCCTAAAGAATGCTCCGGGCAACAGTCCATCATGCAGGATTCGCAGAATAAACTGAGAATACTGTTCCGCTTCAATGAACGAAGCGTTTTGGGTTGTTACGATGCCAGTCATTTTGGCCTCCTAATTAAGTTTCAATACCATACTTGGCGTTAGTTTCTTTCTTGATTTCACGCCATAGATCAACGCCTCCCTTATTCGACCAAGGGTTTTCAATCTCCTTGGGCAGGGGAGTGCCATCTAAAGAGCTAGTAACCACAGTACCCGTCGGTGCCTTAGTCTCCTCACTCTTAACTTGTTCGAAGTATGCTAGTACTGCCATTGGTGATTTACCCGCCAGCGCGTTAAGCTGTGCTACAGATAAGCCTACCTTGGTAGCCATAGAGCGATAGACTTCTTCAGCCTTCTCTCCATACTTCTCTTGCAGTTTTGTAACTACCGCTGCTGAGTTAGCTTGTTCTACCTTTGCTTGGTCAGCGACTTGTAGTTGATCTAAAACTGCTTGCGTAATGGCCTGCGGATCTATAGTAGGAGCCAGGGTAACTGGTTCTTCTTTAGAGGCAGAGATCTTAGATAGTACTTCATCCAGTGAGGTAGCCTTAGTAATAGCTAAATTAGCCTCAGCTAACTGAGCCTTAAGTGCAGCGTTGTCTTCCTCTACCGTAGCAATGTGTGCCTGCGCATGAGTGATAGACTCTAGTGCTTTCTCTACTGTTGCGTACTTCTTACCTTCCCCTACTAGCTCATGTACAGGGTCTTGTACTGGTGCTACGACAGGGGCAGTGATTGGTTCTTTGTTGTCAAAGATGGTGTCTTGGTCAGTCATATCTTTTACTCTTTAGTTGTAATTAAATTTTCAATTTCTTTCAAGGCACGTAAGTAGCCGATGGTATCAGCTTGCTTATGTGCCCAGTTAAGCTTGTTGTAGTTAGTCTTTGATAGTGCTGTGCTAATAGAAGCTTCAGCTTTATCCTTTAGTCGTGCCTTTAGCAAGTTCACGAAAGGACGGGCTGCAAGTATAATTGCATCTACATCTCTCTCTTGTTCCTTGCTATCACAATCGTTATACCACGGTAACCTATTCTGTTTCAACGGCCTCAGCCTCCAAGTTATCTGCACTGGCTTGCTGCTCTACAATTGATTCTTCTTGCAGGGTACGCATAACTTTGTCTCGTTCTGCTAACTCAATAAGATCTGCATTCTTCTGGAACAGAGTATATCTGTCTAGACCTAGCTGGTCTTCTATAAACAATGTGATCCTCTCACTATCTAAATGAGGAGAAATCTTCTCACCTAATGGAGACATCAGTAGATCACTAAGCTCTCGTAAGGCTCTGCTGGTGTTACTGAAGTGTCTAGCACCCACTGGGCGTAGTATGCCTCTAGCTGTTATATCCTCCTTACTTATCTCGTTGAATAAGATAACACCTAGTTCGTTATCAAACACACGGACTACATCATTGCCATCCATGTTACGTCTGGCCTTTTCAAGCATTGCATTCAAGCAAGGCTCAAGCAAATCTGTTTCAAATGTATCTATCTTCTCTTGGAAGATTCTACCAGCTGCTGTTATAAGTGAGTCTACTTCAAATGCTGTCTTCTCACCGGGAGTACGGAAGCCCATAGCTTCACGAGGTGCTCCTGCAAACAGTTCCATTAAAGCAATGTATCTATCTATTTGGAAGTCGGCTTGTAGCGCCTGTGACTCTGGTGCCCACATGTCTACTTCATCATCTTCATCTAATAGTATCTGTCCACCGGGCCTAACATCAAATGGTTGTACATCACCTCTTATCTTAAGCATAGGAGTAGCTATCAAATCAAACACATCTGCTCTCATATTCTCTAGGTGATCTATACGGTACTGCATGCCTACTAGGTTATCTAATGGCCCCATGTGCCATAGGTTATCTGGACGCTTACGCCAGCCTGCTTGGAATATAGTCTGCTTTAACCAGCTAGGTATTGATCTCTCTTCTGCAACGAATGCTCTGTCAATAACAAAGATCTCTTGGTTGCGCTTGAACTCACCAGAGTCAACATCATGCCAATCACCTACAAACTTAAGTATCTCTACAAAGCCTGACTGTAGATACTCTTGGTAGTTACCAAAGCCATCTACTTCAATTCCTTCTGCCTTATCAGAGTCTTCCTTACCCCATCCTGAAGATACCTGCCGTAGCTTTAATGCTTTGGCTGTAGCGTCCTTCCACATACTATCTTCTGGCATGTCCTCGGCGTTAGCCATAAGCTCACCAATAGTAGTTACTTCCCTTATGATCTTAGGGGTATCTGCAAACGTAGGTGCAGTAAGGTTAAACACTATATCGTTAGGATGTATACGCTTCATACGTGGGCCAACATAACCGGGTATAGTTAAGTCAGGTTCATCAGGATCTTCTCTGCTTTCATTTATATACTCTGCCTCTGCAAAGGCGTTGCCTTGATCTATATAGTCATATAGAAGCATGGAAGACCTTGACTTGAGATTATCTTCTCTAGCCTTGTTAGCCATGTAACCTTCGATAGCTTCCTTCTTAACCTTCTGTGCATCATCTAAGCTGTAAGCTTCCCACCGTAGCCAATCCTCATTAGGGAATAGTCCTGTCAAATAGTTTGAATGTAGGTTATCTCTTATGTTTGTTAGCTTGGGTATAGTAGTACTATTCCTCCAAGGAGTTCTGTTTACTGATGTATGCTTAGTGTCAGTAGCAAAGAGAAACTTACGTATCTCTTTATGCTCTTCCATAAACTCTTGCTTCTGCGAATACCATGCAGACCACTTATGTGCTATAGCGGCTGCCTTATTCTCGCTAGATAAGAAGCTGTCAAACTCAAGTACTTTACCTGTCATACCGATGCTCCGTTATTAGCGAGGAGAATACGTAAGTTTCTCTAACGAAACTACCGCATCACCTGTAAGGGTTGGTGTAATAACTCCATCACCTATTGTTAAGACTGCCGTCGCGCTAGCGCTCCAGCTAGCATCTGTTATAGCTACAGCTGTTTGTCCATCTTGGGAGAAACTCAATAATGCAGTGCCTGTTCCTATGACAACTACCACTGAGTACTCGCCTCGCTGTACTGTCTTTGCTGTAGCGTGTATTAATAGCGCCATGTTATATTCCTCTGCTTAGCCGTTTGAGTTTCTAATAGAAGCCCTTATTGAATTTGATATCATAGATCTAATACTGAACCCACCACCCACTGAAAATGTAACTATGAAAGGTGTCCATGTGGTAACAGTTGTTGATGATCCCCCTTGCCCTAGAAGGATCGCAAAGTTATTTGAATCCCCAGTATATGTACTATCTACTGCTACAGCAGAACTGTCTGCTGCATCAAAGTACATTCTATCCCCAACTACAATAGTCTTAGTTGGTAAGCTTGCTTCAGTTAATGCGTCATTCATAGCCTTAATCATACCACCGTCGCCGGTGTTTAAGGTGCCTGCTAGTGTAGTCACAGACCATCCTGACTTAACTGCTGTAGTTAAAGTTGTAGTCGGTGAGCCTTCATCTCCAGTTACTACTAATGTCTGAACTGATCCTATGTCAGGCCCAGTAGTTTCACTAGCAAGTGCTGCTATATCAATTGTAAAAGTTAATGGTTCTGCTGCGAATGAACCACCAAGAGTTAATGCCTTGCCACCAAGTGTAGCTGACGCAGTGCCTGTTAGACCTGTAGTTGTAATCTCTGATTCTACTTGATCAACAGTTGGGTCTGTTACTGTGTCAACGGTGAATGATGCGCCAACAGTTTCTAAAGTAAAACCGTCGATATAACCAATTCCTTGTGAAGATGTACTACCTTCATATACATCTATTGTAAGTATTCCATTGCCGGGGACAGTGCCAGTAAAAATGGTAGGTGCTGTAGGTGTTGACGTTCCACTCTCAAGATAATCTTTTGCTGTAGAATCAACTATATATTCTGTTGGCCTTGCTGAATTGTTATTACTTCGGTGACCTGCAACTTCTAATGTATAGTCGTGGCCGCTGGTTAACCCACTAATTTGAAGTTGACCAGCGATAGTAGTAACGTACCAATGATAATCAAATGGCTCATCATCTGTCCAATCTCCTGCACCAGTTGTAGCAGTACCTACATTTCCAAAGGCACTGGTAAAGGTTGTAGTAACTTCTAATTGCCAACCTGTAACAGAGTTTGTGTCATCTATTAGATCAGCCTTTTTTACACCTACTCCGGGGGAATCACCAATCTCATTATAAGACCAAGGAACTGGTACATGCCCTAGGCCAGCATTATCTGATAAGCTCACATAAACTTTAGGCATCTTAAGCTCCTGCTCTAATCAAGTGACCTGTACTATATTCACCATCAGTATTAAAAACAAAAGCATACACATCATCCGAGGCAACAAAATTAGCTTCATAGCAATTGAATACTATAGAAGATGACCCTCTGTTTGTCTGTTCCTGTATTACTCTTTTTGTACTAGCTATCCATGTTGACGCATTACCTAATTCAACACGTTCTAAACTATCATTAATAAAAACACCATCCACGTATGAATCAATTTGAGATGAGTTACGCTTGAAGAACGGGAGCCATGCTTTTGTCATTCCATTCTGGTTTGAGTCAGCAGCCGTTCTAGTAACATGCTTTATTAACGGCTTATATATTGATGGTGGTGTAGGCCAAACATTTATTTGGTCTGGATCATTTAAATCTCTATAACTTGGAAACCATTCTCGGCCTCCAAAGTAATCAGTGCCATCCCTTTGGTCAGTTTCCATCCACCAATCTGATCCGTTAGCTACATCGTTATCAGATGCTTTCCAGTACATTTGTGTTCTATTCCAGTTTCCTAATCCATTGTTTCTGATATCTTCGTTGTGTGCATCAATAGTATCCCACGCCAACCCCATGAATAAGTCGCCATTCATTGTTGTTATAACGACGTCATCTGTATTCCAGAACTGAGTTCTTGTTGCTACCGGTTCACCAGAATGCCCTGTACCTGCATTAAATCTAGTCATTTTTAACTGTTGCCCATCAGTATTAATACCTACAGTATTAAATTCTAGCTTAGCTACTATAGACATATATAGTTCTGATTGAGCTGGAAATTCCCAGTAAGTATCTTCAGAGCCTGCGGCACTTACAGCCATTTCAGCCAATAGACAAGCGCCTGTACCCATGAAAGAATCTACAACATTGTGCTTATAGTTAGATGCATTCAACGCTGGCTGATTTGGTAAGGCATCGTCACCATCACTTGCTACGACTCCTGACATGAATATGAGTTGAGTACTATTTTTGTCAGTTGTCCCACTTACATTTAATGTTAGAGAATTCCCTTGTCCGTAGGTTCCAGAAAAACTGGAGATAGATGGCATGCCTCCTGCCCCGGCTCTGGCAGAAGTAGGATTATTACCATCATGTATAGGAGTGCTAGTCTGTACAAATGGTATTGTGTCCTCTAAGTGTATTGGTACTGGAGCCATTAAACTGTACCCCCAAATCTGCTATGGAATTGTATAACATTAGTTTCCATACTACCATCTCTACTCTTTCTAGGAGCCTTAGCTATCTCGACTGCACAAGCAAGTGCATCTTTAATATCATCATGTGCTGGGCGTGCTAACATTAGCTCTTCCTCTAGGATACTTGTGTACCCACCCTTGAAGTGGAGGATACTCATGTTGTCGTAGCGAGGCTCTAGTACAGCAGCGATACGTTCTTCTTTCTTACCATCGGCACGCTGTGGTCTATGCTCATCTATAGATAAGCTATTACCCTCAGCCCGTATACGATCCTTCAGATCGTTTACAATAATTTGCTGCGCTACGTTTACTTCTGCACGCAGCTTCTTAAACTTCCACTTACCATGTAGATCTATTAGCCTCTCGTAGTATGTGTTTATCTTGTCAGCCTTAAACCTGTCAATGTCTAAGACGTATATATAACCATCACCATCAATGCCCACAACTACAATAGCTGTGTAGTCAGCTTGCTTGTTAAGACTGAATGCAAAGTCAATGGAAGCATACACGTTAAGAGACTTCTCTTTAAACGTCCAGCTACCATAAGTTCTAACTAAATGTCTCTGGTCATAATACTGGAACCTGCTTCTATCTAACCTGTTTGATTCAGGATCGTTAGGCTCTTGGTAATACTGTGCGTAGAACTGAGTCTTATCTAGGTACTTAGCTTTCTTAATAGATAGCTCTCTTATGTTAAACCCAAACTCTTTCCCGTCTTCTCTTGATTGTCTAGTCCACAGGAATACACCATCTGTCTCTACAACTTCAATCTTAAAGTTATACAGAGGCTCCTCACCTACAATCTCATCCTCGTCCCCGTATATAGGAACCTTCATGTTGATCATCTGGTCATAGATATCAACTGGGTGGTAGCGTGTACCTACAACAGTTTCTGTTGAGTCAGTTGTTTCAATAGACGCTAGCTGTGAATACAATGCTTCAACCTTAGCTCTACCATCTGCTGTGTAAGCATTCTGTGGTACAACTAAGTCATCTAGGAACACATGGTTAACATGTACTCCTGCTATAGTCTTTGTAATACCACATGCTAGCACAGTGGAGTCACGTATACCTTCTTCTTTACGTATAGGGTGGTCAACACATATCTCTGTCTCTGTCCACTTCTCCCTCTTACCTTCATCTGGGTTAATCATGTTAGGCCATAGCCGTCTGTAGTTAGGGTGTAGAAGTATACTCTTTATAGCTCTCATCTGAAACTTAGCTAGCTGTGCAGTAGCTGATACATATAGTATAGTAGTAGAAGGATCTCGAGTAATAAGCCACGCTGCCTTAACAGCAGCTAGGTGTGACTTCTGATGATCACGAGGGAGTAGCAATCCTGTATGGTTGTTGCCCTCCCTCTCGTTTTGCATCCACCATCTAAACACATCTTCATGTACCTGCCCATAAACCCTATGGGGCTGGAGTAGCTTAGCAAACGTGTGTAGGTCTGCCTCGGCAGCCTCACGTAGTTCTTTTAATGTATCAGCTTGCGCTGCTCTCATTGGAGACCACTAACTGAATCAAGCATACTACGTACCTCTTCGTCAAGGTCAGCAGTCCTCTTAGCTTCCCTAGCTACATCTTCTTTTCTAGGACGTCCCACTTTACGTGTCTCTTTAAATCCTTTCTCTGCCATCCATTTAGATGCAGGACGGTCGCCACTACGTGTCAGCGTTAACATCTCCTGAAATCCTAGTGACGCTAGCTTTAGTTCTAGCTCTTCTCTCCATGCATCAATGTGTACACGTATTAATCTATTAGCACACAGGCGTTGCCAATGGTGCCATCCACCTAAATAGGTGGTAGCAAATGTATATTCATTAACGTCCATTAGCTCAAGATATAACTTCTTTAAGCTTATGTAAGGCTTACCCTTGTACTCTCTGTCTTCATCCGCAAAGGTAAAGACAGCTAGATCAGTACGATAGCCCTGCTCTAGGAACAGGCCTTGAGTTATAAACACACCCCTAGATGTTTTAAAGTTATTCATTGTATTGATTCCTGTGTGTATATTTATTATTAAACTGCTATTACACCATAGAGTTTAAACACGGCATTTGTGATGTGCCCACTTGTTACACATACATACCCTTCAGTACCCCCAGCAACAGGTGGGACGGAGGAAACTTTACTACCTATACTGAAGTACATGTTGTAGTTTGCTGCGTTAGGAATAGCCCCAAATGCCCCACCAGTATAGCAATCAACCCCGTTCTCATTAACGTTGTTCATCCAGATATGTACTAATGTTGCATCGGTTAACGCGTTAGTATTATCTTGAATAAGGGATACTTGAGATTGAGCTTGATCAATGACATTATCAATAGTATTAATTACCATTCTAAACGCACCTGCTGCTTGTGAGACACAGGCGCTAGCTGGTATATTGAATATATACTGATGCCCAGAGACGATATTTCGCTTTATATTAATCGTCATATCATTGGTTGATTTTGTTATATATACAGCAGGTTTGGTATTTATGGCAGTTCCAAGTGCTATAAACTTGTTATCCATTACGTTAGCAAAATTAATGCGAGCACTAGAATTTGACCTAATAACGTTTGTTAGAATCACAATACCGTTCACAGTTGTAGGAAATAGTATTGCTGTGTCGTTAATAAATGTATTATTATTAATATCTAAATTATCATGTCCACCAAAACCAATTATAGCTATGTTCTTGCATAAGTTATTTTCAAATATAAATGAACTCATACCGGTTGCCTGCACAGTAGCGATGCTTCTTGTGCCTATGGGGTTTACAGCCTCAAAGGTATTACCTCTTATAATTACATCGCCAAAATTGGTCAACGCCGGGTTTGTTTCATGAAGTGAGTTAATAAATACATCACCCGCGTTGTTTGATAAATCCACAGTGCAGTTGTTGTTTTCAAACACAATATCGGAATTATCGTAAAACATGTTTAAGCACTGCCCAGCAGCCTCAATGATTTTGTTTCCCCGAAATGTTATTCTTAAGCTGGCTTCAGTATCAAATGATTCTGATATACAGTTTGAAATTATGTTGCTTTCAACAAGTATATCCCTAGCGCCCCACGTCCATATGCCTACGTTAAAGGAATCAACTGTGTTGTTACTGATTATACCCCTGTAAGATTTGAAAATAGAGTTGTCTGTAAAGTCAACACCATTATTTAGCTTCGCACCAAGTATATAAATTCCAGATTTAAACCCACTAATAGTATTATTAGAAACAATAAATTGTTGTGTAAATGTTATTACTAAGCACGTTGGGTTTCCTGTAACACTAGGCCTATCAAAAACCGAATCATCCCTTGCTGTATTACCACTAATCTCTATATGTGAACTATTATTTAAGTCGGTGACACTTGGCTGATCAAGTGGCACTTGTATCATAAAATTAACATTGCTATTTGCACTATCAACATGAACACCCCCAAAAATAATATTCTGACACACATTATCTTTAAATGTAAAGTTGTCTATATACGCCACACGGAATACACCGTTCGTACTATCACCAGTAGTTACCCCAAATTCTATGCTAGAGTCTGCTAACCAGCTCAACCCATGGATATGCACGTTTGACTTTTTTTGTGTTAGCGTGCCAATACACTCAACAATTGGCCTAGCGTCGTCTGTGCGTTTAATTGTGCCAAAGCCAGTTAGTGTAGTGTTGTCCCGCAAATCTATAAAATTAACTGAGTTGTCAACTAGATAAAACGTATCAACCTTAGGCACAAATATGTAGTTGCTTGTTTCCGCTGCCTGCCTAAACGAAGGCATATCATCAGTAACCCCATCACCAACAGCACCAAACTGCTTAACATCTGCAACACCGTTAATCAACTGCAATATTAAAACAAGCCCGCTAACACCCGTAGATGTATGATTGCGAAGGCCGTCTATGGCGTCTCCATCACTCGTAGCCTGTCCTGTAGTCTTAACTAAATAGAAAGCCCCGCCACTTCGTTGTGTGCTGTAGTAATCAACTGTCTGTACAATCATACCAGCAGAGATTAGGTCAGACGTAATCATGTTAGCAACAGTGTCTATTACTAACTGTGCTTGCGGTAATGTTGTAGCTGTAACGGGGGTTCCGCCTAGCGTCAACCCAGCTGTAGATATTAATCCTACATTCAATAGATCATTTGAATTCAGATCTATATCATTCTGCATAGAGTTAGGTTCACCCACAGGGTTATCCCTATATAGAATCTTATCTTGTAGTTCTGTTGTTAGTGCATCAAAGTTCGCGTTCAACTGAGCCACACTTGCAAATCCTGATAGTATGTCTGTAAGCGTTAGCTTAGCCATGTGTTACCCCTTAGAATGTTAAGTGCCCTTGGGCAACCATACGGAACTTAGATATATTTAATGCTGCTATATTATCTTGTATAACTATTTCAAGTATCTCACCAGCAGCTCCATCTAGCTCAATTACCACACCGCGCTTATCCTCACCTTGGAATGATATGCGAGCTATAGCACCAAACCCACCACCACCTGTTTTCTCAGGGAATATAATATCGTTACCCCCTTGTAGGGAGATCTCTCCATTGTCCTTGAAGTTAAATAGGTTCTCATAGTCACCATCAGCGTTCTTAACACGCATGACGCAACCATTCGTAAGACGAGCAGCACTTGCAAACGTAGTAAAGTCCATAGCACTATTATCTTCAAAGAAGATCATAACTCTATGTATCTCTCCCTTCTGTATGGGAGATGCTAAAGGTAATACACTAAAGATAACAGGAGAGGCTAATGAGCCATTAGCTGCTTCTATCTTTTGTGACGCATGCTGTGCTACAGCTGCTGCTGTGAAATCCTGTGACGCAGGAGTATCTATTGTAATAACGTTTGTCGCTACTACCAATACTTCTCCTTGTGTGAAACCTTGCCCTTCCGCAAGTTCTATAATGTCTCCCACGGATATACCATGTGCAGCTACGGCGGTGAATACTGTATCACCTCTATCGACTGCTGCTGCAAGTGTAAAGGTAGTTGCTGCGCTGAGAAACGGTACGTTGATCATCGGATCAGTGTTAGGTTCAATGAGCGTAGTGTTATGAGATACTCCCTTCAGGGAAGTGAATATACTTTCTACTGCTGTTCTAAAGTACCTCTTCATGAGGTCTTGCAAAGACATATGATATTCCTCAGAAGTAACGTAGTTACCTTCGCAGGGAAGGGAGGGTGGGAGTAGCACCTTTACAATAGATAAAGGTATAGTATCCCCGTTTATTAATATAAGCTTATCTTGTAGTAGATAACCTCCTCTTGGGGAGGAGAGTATAGTGTATAAATACTCTCTTATATACAAGATATGATTATATCATATTTGTAATCTAATGTCAATAG